TAAAAGATCCTCAATTTCACGACAAAACAGTAAGAGTAGAAAGAGGCAAAAGCATTTCAGATATTAAAAAAGCAATACCAAAAGATTTTGATTTTTCACAAGGAGCAGTATGGTGGTTCGATGTACACACTGATGTAGCACCAATTGGATTAAATTATGTACACAATAGAGTTGCTTATAAGTACACACATAAAATTTCCTTAAGAAGAGTTTATGCATCTATGTTTTTAAATACAGACGAAATGCTTAAAATACCTGAGGAAGGAAAATTAAACATTCAAAAAGAACTTAATGCCATAACACATAGATATTATCCATATATTTTTACAGGTCAAAACGACCAAATATTAAATGCTAGAATATATGATAATTCTGGTAGTGCAATGATGTTGACATTGCCTTCCGGTGGTGTAGATTTAAAATCTAGAATCAGGCAAAGTGAATTAGCAAAAAAAGATGAAAATGAAATTGCCGCAGAATTTGAACAAAAATATCTTGCTGGTGTTTTAAGCCAATTAGACGTTGCAAAGTATGTTACTAAATTACAAACACAAGTAGAAGATGTAATTGTAAAAGGTGCTCAAGCAACTGTACAAGATTTTCAACGTGTTGTTACGTTAGCAAGAACAAAAGGTTTCAGTGCGTTATTAGGTGGCGATATTGATTTTGTAAACACTAGAATAGATCCAAAACTATTAGGAAGAATTAGTCCAATCGGAGAAGCAATTACAAAATTTGACGAACGTCTGAACAAAGCAAAGTCGTTGGTAGAAGATATTAGAAACCTAGAAGATACAATTAGTGATGAATTTGGACAAGTAGGCGAAGATATAATGAAAGACTTCTTGGCAAAAGCCACAGATGTTGAAAATATATTTAAACAAAAGATTGAAGAATTTACAGGTCCGTTGAGGTCAGGTCTACTTGCTCCTATACAAGAACAATACGATGCATTTAAAAATGATATGCAAGGCATATTAACAGACAATGGACCATTATTAGGAAACTTGGGAATCGAAGATGAATTCCAAGAATTTTTCGATAATGTGTTTGACCCCGTAGACAGTTTACTTTCTGAAATAAACAGCACATTAGATAGCCTTACAGACTTTGATGGGTTATTAGGAGATATGATAGAAGGGTTTGCAGATCCTAGAGTTATAGAATTAAGTGAAGATGACATTCCAGTAAAATATTTAGATGATATTTTAGAAGTGGGTGGGTTTGACAAAATTAGAGATATGAATGACTTACCTAAAGGCGTTACAACAGGTCCTGATGTAGACAAAGTGGTTGCAGATGAAGACAAAGTAGGAGACCTTAGTATAACTAAAAATGCTATGGAGTTATTATATCACCAAAACACATATCCAGCATTCTTAAAAACAGTAGAATTAGAAATAAAAGGAGACCCATATTGGTTACCAGGCACTATTAAAACTTCAGGCCCTAAACAAGAAGTACCAGGAATGACAAAGGTTACAGAAGCACTACTCAATAAAAATACATATTTGCCTAGTTATTTTGAAAGGTATTTCATCTTTAGTTTTGCAACACCAGACTATGATGTAGCATTAGGAAAAGCATCAACGCCAAACCACGGAAGGTATACAGGTTATTATATTGTAACAAATGTAGAGCATAATTTTACAGGAGGATTATACACTTGTAGAATTACTGGATCGAAGAATGAAAGGATAGCACACCCTAAGAAGTTAAATAGTGAAGTCGAAGAAAATAATTCAGATGAAGGACCAATTGAATTCGAAAGGCCTCTAAACATCACAATGCCTATATATTATCAAGAAGGCGGTGAATACGACGGACAATATTTAGACGCCGCAGGGGAATTTTGGACAACAGAAGAAATACAAGAATGGCAAAGCAGACAAAATTCAGATGATAGTAATAACAATGCAGAAAATCCAGTTGACACAGGCGGAGATGGCTAATGGCAAAAATAACTAGAACAAATAGACAAACTCCTTCAGAAAGAGTAGCCAACAAAGATGAAAAATTTTATGGAGTCTACAAATGCGAAGTTGTTAATACATCAGATCCTAACAGAGATGGCAGACTGTTTGTAAAAAATCAATTAGTAGGCGATAGTTTTTGGGTAACCTGGACAACACCTTTTGGTGGAGTTGCTAATAACAATCCAGTTGAAGGCGGAACAGAATATGCAGAAACACAAACCAGTTATGGTATGTGGATGGTGCCACCTGATATAGGAAATGAAGTTATTGTAGCATTTGAAGGAGGAGATATTAATAGAGGATTTTGCCTAGGATGTGTGCAACCTTCACAAATGAATCATATGGTACCTGGTATCCCTGCAGGTGTTACCCACGACGGAAATGTACTACCAGTCACAGAAAAAGACAAAACGTCTAATGAAAAACAAGATACAGCATACAAGTACAGAACAGGCTCTAATAAATTAGATGCAGACGGAGGCGCTCACGCGGCGCACGATCCTTTAACGGCGGTGCTAGAAGCACAAGGCATTAGTACTGATTGGCCAAGGGGTCTAACAAGTAGTGGTGCTAGAAGAGAATCGCCCAGTCAGGTATTTGGTATTTTGACTCCAGGTCCACTGAAGTCAGTATCAGGAACAAGAGATGGCGGACACCAATTTATTTTAGATGACCATCCAGACGACAGCCAAATAAGATTGCGTACAAAAAATGGTATGCAAATTTTATTACACGACACAACAGATACAATCTTTATTATAAACAAATTTGGCACAGGTTGGATCGAGATAGATGGACAAGGAAATATGGATTTCTTTGCAGACGGAAATTTTAGTGTTAGAGCAAGGGGAGATGTAAATTTAAGAGGCGATAATAATGTAAACATAGAAGCAGGTGGCGATGTTAATATTAAAGCAAGAAATGATAATCCTGTACCTAGCGAAATAGATGGATTAAGTTTAAGTATAGAAGGCGGCAAGCCTAAAGTAGGACTTAAACTTTCTAGCAAATATGGAATTATTCACCCTGCAGATAACCTAGGTAGAGGAGACCCAATTTGGGAAACACTACAATTAGGCAGAATGCACAGTAAAGGTGGTCGAGTAAATATACACGGCGTAAACGGAATGAATTTGAGAAACGATTACGGTGGTGTTAGAATTAGCAGTAAACAAGGCAAGGTAGGGTTAAGAGGCAAGCCTGTAAATATTCATTCTTATGGTGTAATGGGAATTAAGTCTAGCATACCGTTACCTGATCCTTCTTTACAAAGCCAATTGGAAAATGCCTATGGGGCAATAGAGGGTGCTATAGGAGATGCGGCATCAGGATTACTAAATGGCGAAGGACTTAATTTATCTAACCCATTAGAAGCATTTATTCCTAGAGGAGGTTTACAAGTAGACATAGTAGGAGATATTGTTATTAATAACGGTATTACTCCTGGTACTGTGAAAGATGCTGTACTGGATGGCGATTTAGAAGAAGCGGCTACATCAGCCGCGGCGGCACAGTTTATACCAGGTAACTTCTATATGAACAGTATGGGATTGATGTTACAAACAGCACCTTTAGGTATTATGTTGAATACTGCCCCTATACCAACAATGAAGTCTGCTAGTAGTGTAGGAAATGCTAGAAAGCCAAGTTCATCAAGAAAAACAAACACAATAACAACTCAAAGCAGTATAGGACTAAGCCTTGGAGGAGCAGTAAACATCAAACGTGTTGCACAACAAGGTGCAGGTATAGGCTTAGACAGCATCAAAGAAAGAGTTATAGGCACTATAGCAGAAGGTTTAGTAGGTGGCGGCTCTCCGTATGCATCTACACCGTCTGTATTACCAGAAATGCAAGGAGCACCAGACAGTATTATTTCAAGATGGAATAGTTACCAGCCTAGTCCAAGTAGAAAAGATTTAGGTTCTAATCCTTTATTTAAAGCAGTAAGTGGGTTCTTGACCAAAGTTACAGGCGGAGATGGGTAATGACTACTTATATAGGACAACTGGATGATTTAGATGTAAAGCCGGCTCCATATCAAACTCCCAAGACAGTATTTGCAGGAATTGGATACACAGCAGAAGGAGTTCCTCAATATAAAAAAATATCAGTAAAACCAGAAACGTTTTATGATCCTGTAACACTTACACTAAATGACGAAGGCGATGAAGTGTTAGACAATATGTTTGATTTTTTTCCACTGGATCTAGCAAATAGAGGTGTAGTTGGATTTTCACACAAATTAACAGAAAGTGAAAAAAGAGAAAAAGTTATTGCTTACAATAAAAATAGTTTCCTGGATCCTTCATCGAATAAAATACAAGAACTTATTTTAAAATATAAAGATATATTAGTGCCCACTTCGACATTTGGTCTTATAAATTTTGATTTGAATAATATACCACAGAGTTTTATAAAAATTAAAAAAGAAGACATAACATTGGTAAGTTTAATTTTACCTATAATGCCAACACCATCTCGCGAAATATTTCAATTAGATAAAAACAAAGCACAACAAACAGTACAAAAAAATGTTAAAACCCTTTTAACACAAAGAATGTTTAACAGTTTAGTTGGTTGTGCAATGTTACTTACAGAATCAGATTTTGTTGCCAACCAAGGCATACAAAGTTTAAACAAAGGAATATACAATGAGTTTCCTACTTTACTACTTAGAGAAGTAGATGAAATAGTAAATTCTCAAGAATATACTTATTTTTATAACCTAATGAAATATTATACTTTTGTAAATTCAGCAAGTTGATTTTTTAAAATATTCAACTCGCTTTGTAAGTCAGCCGCTTTTACCAATGCTCTGTACTTTTGCTCTTGCTCTTCTGCAACAGACTTTTCTAACATTTCAATTCGACTTCTTAGATTATTGCACTCGTTGTTTTTTTCAACAAGCATAACTCTAAGTTCTTCTTCGAGTGTATTGTTAGTATATTTTTTTATAATTGATTCGGTCATTATCTTGCTTGTGAGACAATTTGTTTGATTTGTACTAATTCGGTGATATCTTCAAACCTCTTAGTCCTATAATTGTTTAATTCAACTATAGCATATTTTTTAGTTTTTGTATCATATACACCTACTGCTTTAATAAGACCTGTGTCCGGATCTTTATCTACACATTCTGCAACACGTCTATCTGCAGATTTATTTGGAAGTGTTGACACAATTTTATTGTATGTATCGATGATACGCCTATCGAGTTTACTGTATGACAAAAGGTTTCTCCTTTAGATTTTAGTCATTTCTACTAAGTAGCCTAATGCAAGAAGTTCATCTGTTCTTTGATGTGCTTCTTGCCCCTTATAAATTCTCTTATCAGTAATCCAATTTGCATTGTTTCCTTTAACTGAGAACTTGTCAATATATTTAATTTTATATTGCATAAAGGTACAATAAATGTGGCATTATGATGCCTGTTTGACTTCCTTCATTAGTAATGAACTTTCTGAAGGAAAAACTTCTTTGAATCCCATATCAGCAACTTGAAAAAACTTAGTGCCGTGAATAGTTCTTTCTGCAACAATGTCGCCTACTGAAAGTGAGTGCATATCTCTGTATGTAATTACTTCACCATCTTTACGAGTGATTGTTTTCCAATTGTAATCCAAAACGTGTTTATCAAATACAATATCTTCTTCGGTTTCTTCATCATAGTAATAACCGTTAAGTATCTTAAATACTTCTTCTAGGTCGTTTACTAGATATTCTTCCATTTGACCCCGCATCAATCCTGCATTTTCAGTGACCTTACACACTTTGGTGTAATGTGCAAAATCATCGGGTCTAAAGCCGTCTTTCCTAAAACTCAGTGAGTTTCTCATATGAGCCTCGTAAATTGGGAATTTTTCTTCAGCACCTTTATGACCCCTGTCATTGCTGTTGACATAGTCTCTTACTTCTTTGTTGATTTTGATTTGATAAATTTCGTAAAACATAAAAACTCCTACCTTTTTAAATTATACATATATTATACTAAATTCTAAGGTATGTGTCAACCCCTACCAAAACATTTCTAACAGTTTTTCTTCTAATCCGTATGCTTCTATTTCCCAGGGTTTCTTTCTGTATGGAGTTTTTGAGTGGTCTTGTCTACACCACGTTTCTGTGCTAGGGTGTAAATCTCCCCTTATAAATTGTTTGGCGTGTACTAATTCGTGTGCTAGGTTAAGTGCTATTTCGTGTGCAGGGAGTTGACGTTTGCCGTGTTTCCTGCATATTTCTATTTCTGCAATCTTTTTATCGCCCCAACATAACCCTAAATGGCCGCCATCGCAATGTGTAACTACACTTATATCCACAGTTACATCACGTCTAATTCTAGGCATAAGATGATGTATTACATCATCAGCAAATTGGGTCAGTCTTTTCTTTTGTTTAACTCTACCTTCAATGTTTAAAATTATCATTATTTTTTATCCATTCGCCTAAAGTTTTTGCTATGTATCTATGTCCTTTTGGACTTGGATGATGCCAAGAATCAGGTTGAGACCATAAGCCTTCGTACCCTTTCTTTTTATCCTCGTGCAACACATTACCACTTAGTGGGTCGTTATTACCAGCCAAACCCAATAAGTTTGTTAATGTAGAATCATTATAGCACCAGAAATTTTCTCTGTCAACAGTAAAATGTCTACTTAAAATGTGTTCTGACGCATTTTCTATGTCTATGTCTTTTGTAACATCTACTAGGGCATTGTTTTGACACACTTTAATACCTTTGCTTTTGCAAACTTCTTGTATTAAAATTATTTGGTCAAGATGTTGCCTAACAATATCTTCTTCATAAAGTAAAGATATTTCTCTACTTGCAGTCAACATAGTTTTTAATCTGCTTGGTAAAGTGAGAATATCAAAATTACTCATTTGATTTATCGATCCCATTGTCCAGTTAGGATCGGCATAATAAAACCTGTGAGGATTACTCCAACTGATTATAACTAAGTCGTCTTTTTTAATATCTGGAAGTATTTTGAAAAAGTGATTTACAATTTCTTGATTACCAAATCCACTTACAGCACAACTTTGGGAAGGACAGCCTAATTCTTTTCCTATTATTCCTCCCCAGCCGATTGTGTCTCTTACATACTCTGGATCACCATCTACAATGGTTGTACCATACATAAAACTACACCCAAACCCCCAAATTTTATTAAAGTTCAATGCCATAATCTGTTTTGAATATAGTTTTAAATATATCTTGCCCTGTATTAAAGTTCTCTTTCCATTGAGCAGACTGGTCGGCACCTCCCACAATATCACTAATCCACTTGTATGATGTAAAATGTTTGTTCATATTATGACAAACTTTTGCTAATGCGTATGCCTCCATATCAACACAGTCTACTTCTATAGCAGGTTTTGTTAATTGAAATTGGTCAAACGTCATACAGGTTTTGCCATCTACAAAATCTTCATTGAAATCAAACTGTTGAATATCTTCGTATGGCGTATGCCCTAACGGAACTCCTAAAGGTCTACAATCTATGTCTCCTTGCAAGAATTTAGTACATTTAAGTAACCCTCTAAAGTCAGGATTTATACCTCCAGCACTTCCGTAGTTTACTACGTTTTCTATGTCTGGATTATCGCATAGATATTTCGTGAGTTTCCAGGCGGCATTTACTTTGCCTATACCTGTGTATAATGTGTGTTTGTATTCGATGTCCTCTAATTCGGACTTTAATGCAACTACCAATAATGTGTTCATACTTGTACTTATCTACGACTAAAAAATAGATATTTTTATACAGGAAAATGTGCGTATTAAAACGTGTTATAATTAATTAGATAAATATCAGTATGGCAACATTTAAAGGTTTTAGTACAGTAGATAGAATTGGACCTCCTTTTAATTTAGAAGATTTAGAATTAGTCAAGCAAGACATTTTAAATCAACTTAAAACATCAAAAGGGGAAAGAGTTATGCTACCAGAGTTTGGTAGTATTATACCTGATTTGTTAATGGAGCCTTTAACAGAAGCAACCATTGGTTTTGTTAAAGATGACGTTACAGAAATTGTAAACGCAGACCCCAGAGTAAATTTACTTAATTTAAATGTTTCCGCAATGGACAACACATTAAGATGTGAAATTCATTTGGAATATAAACCAGACCTTACAGAAGATATACTTGTAGCAGAATTTGAAGCAACTACAGGCGTATCACTGAATAGTGGTGGAATTGAATCCACTCAAGGCACAACAACGTATTAGGTAGAGTATGGCGCAGGACATAAGACAAAATAATTTATTCGCCGCAGAAGATTGGCAGACAGCCTATAAGGCATTCACTAACGTAAATTTTAAAGCATACGACTTTAACACAATACGTCAGTCTATGATTACATATATCAGGGAAAACTATCCTGAAAAATTCAATGACTACATAGAAAGTTCAGAATTTATTGCAATTATAGAATTGTTAGCATACCTAAGTCAAAATTTAGCATTTAGGGTAGACCTTAACACCAGAGAAAACTTCTTGTCAACTGCTGAAAGCAGAGAAAGTGTGTTACGTCTGGCAAAAATGTTAGGTTATGCACCTAAACGTAATACAGCAAGTGCCGGCATAATGAAAGTAACAGCAGTACAAACTACTCAAGACGTCACAGACAGTTTTGGCAGAAGTATTGCTAACGAACGTGTTAATTTTGATGATGCATCAGAAAGCGAAAGTTATGATAAATTTATCAGCATAATGAATGCTTCATTAAGTACATACAACAAGTTTACAAAACCAGTTGCCAAAGAAATAATAGGCGGCATAAGTTCAGAATTATATCAAGTTAATAGTATACCAGGAACAAACGTAACATTCCCATTCAGTTTAACATTAAACGGCACAGGTGTTCCATATGAAATGGTAAGTGCAGAGTTCAGCGAATCTAAAGCATTTAAAGAAAAAGCACCAGATCCAGATGCACCATTCCAACTAATTTATAGAAATGACGGCAGAGGTCTATCAGGCAGTAATACTGGATTCTTTTTGATGTTCAAACAAGGAACATTAGAATACCAAGACGCAATTTTTGATAAGCCTATAAAAAATAATCAAGTATCAATAGACCAAACTATGATTAATGAAAGTGATGTTTGGGTACAAGAAATAAACAATGCAGGAGAAGTGTTAAATCAGTGGAATAAAGTTCCTAATCTAATTGGTCAAACATTGTTTTATAACAACTTAGCATTAGATAATAAAAGAGTATATGCAGTAGACAGTGGCTTTGAAGATAATGTTATAGTTAAATTTGCTGACGGTAACTTTGGTGCTATACCAGTCGGTACATTCAGAATGTGGTACAGAAGTAGTGCCGGCACATATCAAACAATTAACCCAACAGATGCAGTTGACAAACAAATTAATATTCCATATACAGATGCAAACGGAAACAATCAAGTATTAACATTGTTCTGCAGTCTACAATATACAGTTTCTAACGGTACTCCTGCTGAAAGCATACAAAGTATCAAACAACGAGCACCACAAGTATACCAATCACAAGATAGAATGGTATCAGCACAAGACTATAATGTTTATCCTTATGCAGTTAATAACAATATATTAAAATTAAAAGCAATTAATAGAACACACTCAGGTCACAGTAGATTTATTGACATAAACGACCCAACAGGCAAGTATCAAAGTGTAACTGTTTATGGTGAAGATGGACTGCTTTACAAAGAAGACGCCAAAGACGTAAACATTATTAATATAGATGGTAGTACAGTTTTATCAGAAGTAGTAGAATCATTAATTACAAGTAAACTGAGCAACAGTCATTTAAAAAACTTTATATATGAAGATTACAGAAATATTCATTTAGCAGACGACAGTTTAATTTTTGATTTAACCAGAAACTACTCTGTGATTAAATGGGTAACACAACCAAATAGAGCAACAAGCACAACAGGTTATTTAACAATAGATACTGGTGGTACTCCAACAGTACTTAAAAACAATCAAGTAGGCGACGTGTATAGACAAATACAAGAAAATGCAAGAATAAAATTCCAAAGTCCTACGGATAGTTCAAAATACAAATGGGTTGTTATAAAAGATATACAGAATAACGGAGGACTAATTACTAGTTCAAGTGCAGGTAAAGGTCCAATCACAATGTCAACATCCTTAGAGAATGGCTGGAGAGCAACAGAATTAGTTGTTAGTGTGCAACCTAACTTAATAGAAAATATCACAACGGCTATTACTACTGAGATAAGTTCAAAAAGAGACTTTGGTTTAGGGTATAATCCTAATCCTTCAGGAGCATCGCAAACACATTTCTTTGTAATCAATAACTCGATTCTACAAAAAGACGCAGAGTATAGTGCTGATTTAAGTACAGGTGCTTGTTGGATTGCCAAGTTCGAATACGAAGAAGGTTCATCAGATGACGACTACTCATTTAAAATGACCACAAGAGGTAAAAAACTTTTATTTGAAAGTTTTGAAGATGTACAATTTATTGATGCAGATGAAAATTATACAGTTGACCCTGCAACAGGTAATGTTAAAAAAGATGTTATCGAACTGTTAGATAATAACAGTAAGCCAAGTATTGAAGAAACTTACTATTGGGTAGATACTAATGCAGACGGTGTAGGTGATGCTTGGCAATTAAAAGATACAAATAACTATTATACTCCAACAGGAAATAGTCCTGAAATTGTTCTCAAAAATAGAGATGTTAGAGCAAACGAATTAAGTATTAAAATGATTTCTAACTTTGGCTTATTACAAGGTGGCGATGCTAACGTTAGTGTGTCAGACACATACAGTGGTAACGAATTTATAAGTCCTATCACCGTAGAGATGAGTGTTAATAGTCAAACAAATTCAAATGGACAAGCAGTAGTAAAACCTAATTCAGGTAAAATTACAAACTTGCCAAATAGTGTAGAAATACCTTTGAGCAAATTTGCATCAAATGTACAAGGCGGTGCAAACAGCAACATTGCGTATGTGGTTGTAGATAGCACAGGCACAAACACATATAGAGGTAATGTTTCCACAACCAGTTTACAAAGAGCAAATGCACAAATACAAGGCTCAGTTGATGTTACAAGTAACACCACAATTAAAGTTAATGAGTTTGATTCTAAAAGAACATTAGGGTTAGGAAATCAAGACGTACTTAAAGTAAAATATTCAGATACTAGAGAAAGATTAGATGAAAATATTAGATTTGATATTTCAGACAAGTTTACATACGCAGACGGATATATAGATTACAGAAAAATTGAAGTGCTACCGGTCGACACAGACTTTGATGGCGTACCAGATGAACCACTTGCATTCAGTAGATTTGTAGATCCAGACGATTTAGTATTTTTTGAAAATCAAAAAGATTTACAAGGTAACGACTTTATCAGACCTATCAAAACAGGTATATTAGATTACAGAGCAGAAACAAGTGCAATAGTAGATTTCTTAAATGAAAACTTAGCACCAGGTTCAAATGTATTAGACCAAACAGACTTTACACAATTTACATTAATATTAGTACCTACAAAAACTTTTGCTCAAACATATTTAACAAACAACAAAGCAAAATTACACGGCAAGAAAGTGTATGTAGCAGATACAAAAGAATTATTTGACTTACAGATTGAATTCACAGATTCAACTAATGTTATACTAACAGACAGTCAAAGTTATACAGTAAAGAATGGAAGATCTTTCACACAGAATACCAACACTACATACCGCCCAGTAAGTTTTAAATGGGAACACGTTGCTCCTAGTGACATAAGAATAGATCCTAGTATTAGTAATATTGTAGAAATGTTTGTTTTAACAAGAACATATTATTCAGAAGTTTTAAAATATAAAAACTCAACAGAGTTAGGTAAAACTTTCCCACTTGGTCCAACTTCTGAAACATTATCACAAAACTTTAGTGACTTAGAAAAATATAAGAGTATTTCAGACCAAATAATTTATAGAAGCGGAAAGTTCAAAGTGTTATTCGGCACAGAAGCACTTCCAGAATTACAAGCAACATTTAAAGCAATCAAATTGCCAAGTGTTACAATTAGTGATAACGAAATTAAGAGTAGAGTTAAACAAGCAATAGACCAATTCTTTAATATACAGAATTGGGACTTTGGTGAAAGTTTTTACTTTACAGAATTAACAGCATACGTTCACACTCAAACAAATGATGTATTAGGTAGTTTAGTAATTGTACCTAAGGATCCAAGCAGAAGATTTGGAGACTTGTTTGTGGTGAGATGTGAACCAGACGAAATTTTTATGAGTACAGCGACAGTAAGTGATATAAAGATAGTTTCAGACTTTAACCAAGAAACTTTACAGCAGATTGGTTCAGCAGTACAAGGTGCAACAGCAGGAGCAACTGCTGATAACGGACCTTATGCAATTAACGGATACTATCCTTTATATGCAACAGCAGACGCGGCGTCAGAGGCAGGTGATGGCACTAGCCATTCACACACGTTCTTTGGACAAACATTCTATATGCCTAATGGTGTAACTTACTACCACGGCACTTATAATGTAAGCAACGATGGGTTAAATAGTAGTAACACAGGAGGAACCAGTACTAGCAGTGGAGGTTCAAGTGGAAGTAGCGGAAGTGGTGGATATTAATGAGCAATAGACCTTACGATTTATTACCGATACAGTTTCAAACAGAGACAAATCAAACATTCTTTGAAAATACTGTAGACCAATTATTTACAAAATCTAATACAGAAGTTGTTGATGGACTAATTGGACGTAAAATTCCAGGAACAGATAGTCCGTATGCGGCTGATTTTATAGAACACAACGATATAGGTAGAAACTTTTACGCATTAGAGCCTATATATACAAGCACAGAACCAGTTTCCGGAACACCTGGTAACTTTGTGTTTTACGAAGACTTGTTGTTCTCGTTAAAAAGTTACAACGCATTTGTAAACAATCATAATAGACTGTTTAAATCAAAACAGTTTACTTATAGTCCCCCGATAGACATTGATAAGTTTGTGAACTATCAAAACTATTTCTGGATTCCAGAGGATCTAGACATAGTTAAAATATATGGTACAGCAGACAGTCCAATTAATATAGACAACATTCCAGGATCTAAAACTTTTGTTGCCCCAAATGGTACAGAGTTGCTTAACGGTAGTTTTGTACAATTTACTGGAACTCACGTAAGCGGTAGCACATATACTAAGGACACAACTTATCAAGTCGAGGGCGTAGGGCAACATATAAGATTTTTAACACCTAATACCAAAGACAAAATATCAGCATATGCAACATTTGATAGTGTTGCCTTTGATGCAGATTGGGACGGTATAGGTTCATTCAGTGGAGCAGGACTTACATATGATGCAGATAATATAAATCCATCTTTGTACAGTTTCGACAATCAACCTTATGATGCTGTTAGTAATCAACGAGAAGCAGATTATTTACTACAGCAACGTGGTGCTCAGAATCGTAACCCTTGGAGTAGATTAAACTACTGGTATCATATACAAACAATTCAGCAATCAAGAATTGTTTCAACACAGGTACCTAATCCTTGGGATATCACCAGTTACGACTCGACCAGTTTCGATTATGAATTTGTTGAAGGTCAACAAGTAGGAAGCATTCCAGAGAATGCCATAAGAGCAACCAGACCAATTATAGAATTTAATAGAGACTTAGAATTATACAATTATGGTAGTAATTTTAACACCTATGTTGATATGATAATTAATGAACCAAGAAATCAAATCGACGGTAAATTGCCAATGGGTAATCCTATAAACGGCACAACTTCAGCAGTAGGTAAAAAAGCAATATTTACAGCAAATGAAACAAGTGCTGTAGTGTATGATATTGTAGACTCAGGCTCTGGTAATGTTTCATTTACTGCAAACAGCAGTATCAGTATTAGTACAAATGATACATTTTTAATACAAGAAGGTGCTGACATAGGTGCAGAATATTATTGGAACGGAACCAAATGGCTTAAAGCACAATTTAAAGACCAAGTTAATTTAGCACCTAAGTTCAAACTTTATGACTCCGACGGAGTGCCTTTAGACGACAGTATAACGTATCCTAGCAGTACATTTAAAGGAAACGAACTGTTCAGTTATAAACTTAATACGTTAAATGCAAATGACTCAATATTGAACTTTGGAATTGATAGAAGAAGCGGACAATATTCTAGTGATATGCTGTTTGAAAATGATATATCAAAAGACATATACAATTATGTTCCTACAGGATCTACATCAAAAAGTGTTATTCCCGGTTATTATTATGCAAAAGACTTAACATACGATGTTAACGGAAATCAAAACTCTAGATATTTGCACAGTTGGATGCCTAATGATGTACCTAGTTTTTATTTGACATTCGATGAAAGTAGAAATTACAAAGCAGGGCAAACTGTAAGTTATAATAAACAATTCTTTACAGCAGATGCAGATATCACTGCAGGTGTATTTGATATTTCCGAATGGTCACTGGTAGAAGATAAATTTTCTGTACAAGTTGTCAGAGACGAATACTTTATCACAGAAGCAAATAAAACTCAAAAACGTTTTGATATAAGTGCTACACCTCTAAATGAGCAAGTAGACGTATATATAAATCAAAGAAAACTACTTAAAGGCACAGACTTTACTGTGGTAACTAGCAAAGACGGAATATTGTTTACATCCACTCCTGCATTAAACAGTTTAATTACAATTAAGACAACTACAAACAGTGATGTAGATTTAACACTACAAGGAAGATTTGAAATACCTAGTGCCTTATCACACAATGTTGAGAATAAAAGTATTACAGAATTTACAACCAGTGATGTACTGAGTCACTATTTAGGTATGATAGAAGATCAGCCAACATTTAAAGGAAATGCTTTAGGTATTAATAACTTTATAAACAGTGAAAGAATACACACTGGTAATAATGCCAAAATTAGACAAACCTTCAGTGATTTGCCTACAGCAATGTTATTATCAAGAGGTAGTGTATTAAATTTAGTAGAAGCATTACGTTACAGTGAAGTTGAATACAGCAAGTTTAAAAACAGACTAAAAGGCAAAGTTAAAAATTATATAAACAATAATACTATCCAAGGCAAAACAGTTGCACAAATATTCGAAGATGTTTATACAGATATTGTGGCAACTAGAACAAATGATACTGCTTTTAAAAGAACATATATGCTACCTTGGGGCACAGAATACGAAGAAAAAGAATTTACAGCAAATGTAGACACTACAACCTTTACTACAACATTAAGTGCAAACTTAGAACAGATGAATAACTTTGTAAGTGTTTACAAGAACGATATATTACAGACAACAGGAACAGACTACACCGTAACAAGTAGTGTTCCAGTTGTAATTGCAATGACATCAGTTGCGGCAAACGATAAGATTAAAATTAGAGCATATCAAGACTCCGATCCAAGTAATATACCATTTACTCCTTCATCTTTAGGACTGTACCCTATCAAAGAACCAAAATTTGTTACAGATACAACATACGCATCAAATTTAAGTGTTATTTGCGGACACGACGGCAGTTACACTTCTAGAGAAAATAATATAGTAGATGATGTGATGCTACATTACGAAAAACTAGTATATAATAGCACGTCACAAAATATTAGAAATAACGACACAGTCAGCAAATATTTAACAATACAAGATGTTAAACCTAGTTATTTTGCAACAACAGATTGGAAAAAATCAGAAATAGACACTATATTATTTGGAGGCTTTTCTAGATGGGCAAGTCAAAACAATGTTGACTTTGTAACTAACAGTACTGTTGATGCATCAGATCCATTTACTTGGAATTACGGCGAATTAGGTCATTGGAGAAATGTGTTTGAATATTACTACGATACACAGACTCCTAACACCACTCCTTGGGAAATGTTTGGGTTTGATAAAAAGCCAAGTTGGTGGGAAACACAGTATGGCAATTCAACAGTAACCAGTAATTCAACAACATTATGGAATAATGTAGCAACCGGCTACATACCAGATGGAGATAGGAAAGGGTATCACCCAAGATACAAAAGAACAAATATTTCTTCAGTGTTGCCAGTAGACAGCAGTGGTAATCTAGTTGCACCAAACGTAAGTATAGCAAGTAGTGTTACATCTAGTTCAGATGTAATTTACGACCCTTGGGGATTTGGAGATGGCGGGCCAGCAGAGCAGGCTTGGAAGAAAAGTGTATCATATCCGTTTGCAGTTGTTTCTGCATTGTTCTTAACCAGACCAGGCGAATTTGTAAAATACTATTTAGACCCAGAAGAAATTTTAGAACCGACTGTTATGCCACAACAACTTGTAAACAAAACTACTAAAAAACGAACAGGGCATAAATTACTTTCATTCCACGGCGGGTTAGAAGCAGATAAAACCACAAGAATTTTAAAAAGAGGATTTAGTGCTATACTTGATAGTTGGGTATCTTCACAAAAATTAGATACTGATGTACAAGTACAGCAGACCATACAAAATACAGATGTTAAACTAGGACATAAGCATAGCGGATTTGTAAATCTAAATGACTTAAAACTTTATAGTGATAAATTAAGTATAGACGGATTCAGCACAGGTGAAAAAGTTCCTTCAGAAGATGTATACACAGGATTACACACCAGTGGTGTAATTGCTAGAAACTTTTATAGCGGTGTAAAAATTACAAAAACAGCAACAGGCTATCAAGTAAATGGGTACGACAAAAGCAACAATGTATTTAATATTTTAGAAAGTGATGTTAACGGCGGTAGTGCAGGAATTAAAGTAGGAGGTACTCCTATTATACCTGCAATTTTTGAAGTAACTGGAACATACAATAAAGATGATATTATATCATACAATGGTAACTATTACAAAGCAAATTCTAATTTAGAACCAGGTGATTTTGAATTCACCAATTGGACACAGGTTAACGATCTTCCAAAAGAAAATGAAAGAACAGGAATTTATTATAAAAATACCACAGGAATAGTCAAACAGATAACCTATGGTCATACTTTCCCTGATGTAAATGCAACATTTGATTTCTTAATAAGTTTAGGAAGATATCAAGAAAAAATAGGTTTCGATTTTGGTGACTTTAATGAAAGTATAGGCGATGTAGGCAATTGGGTTTACACAGCAAAACAATTTTTATTCTGGATAGATAGTAATCCAGCAGTTGGTTCTATAACAGCATTTAGTCCAATGGCAGAAAAAGTTTACTTTGAAGCACCCATTGGTACAGTTAATAAAATTGGCAAGTTTACAAAAGGCATACCATCACTAATAGATGCTGATGGTTCAGTTCTAGAACCTAAGCAATGTGGTATATCTAGAAAAGGAAGAAGCATCACAATTACACCACCAGTCGGAAAAAGTATTTTTGGTGTATTAATGCTAACAAGTGTAACTGAACACGCAACTGTTATTAATAACAAGAGTGTATTTAACGACACAATTAATAACGATGTGTACAACATTAGACAAGAACGTTTAAGGTTAAAAACACAAATTTCCAGAGAGTGGGATGGTTCACTGAATGCCCCAGGATATATTATAACTCCAAGTCAGGTTATGCCTAACTTTGAAAACTTAGTAGAAGCAACTAGAAACTATCATCAGATGTTTAGTACTCCTACATTACCAATAAAACGCACACTAGCAAGATCATTATTTGGGTATACCGATTCAGAATATTTAGATAGTTTAGGAATCGAAGATGACCAACAAATAGAATTAATGAAAGGTGCTATCAGAGCCAAAGGTACAGTAGCAGGGTTAGACAGAATACTAAGAAGTGATAGCATTAATAAAAATAAAGATTTCACAGTTTATGAAGAATGGGCAGTAAACCAAGGTTCGTTCGGTGATATAAGTTCTAAAAAGAGTTTTGATTTAATATTAAACAAAAAAGATTTTGTTAGAGATCAGCAATTATTAGAATTAAAATTTCCTGAAAGTGTTACAGGAATTGTTTCTGCGATTAATATTGTAGAGAAGAAAACACAATATTTTGTACCACCAATTATAGAAGTTGATAAGCCTCCAGTACCACCCTCAGGACTAAGTGGACAAGGAAATGGTAGAGCATTAGCAAGTGCTACACTGGCATCAGATGGTACATTGGGTAATATATCAGTAGACTACAAAGGGTTTAATTATGACAATGCACCTAATGTTACTGTAATTACAGGTAATCTGTATGTTTCTAAAATAGATGAAGTATTAACTAATGGACTTGCAATGAGTAGCAGTTTAGTTCCTCAGCCATTTAGCAACGTAGGATTGAGCAATTTAGTTGTTACTGACCACACAAACGGTGGAACAATTACAACAAACGTCGGCTTAACAACAAGTTTAAGCAACTTGGTAACAGCATTTAATATTCAAGCAGGTGCAATTAGCAATGCTAATGTAAGTGCTTCAACAGAGTTTACAAATGCAGTTGGTCCTATGTTCCTTAAACTTGCAGGTAGCGATTTCACAGTGGCAGATGATGATGCCGGCACAACGTTAGGCTATTTGAATTTAACAGCAGGCAGATATCAACCAAAACAGAAATTTAAAATTGAAGTTGCAAATAACACTACTATAGATAACATTGTTACCTCAATTGATAATACCATAGTTAATCAGTCGTACTATTCATATAGTGATAGTTCAAGACACACAATAGAATCTAA